AAATTCTATAAATTTTTGCAAAATTTTTTTAGAATCATTTTTTTTGGTGATTCAGTATGTCTAACTTAGTTATATTTATCTCGGCCACAGCGCTGGCCATATTTGGGGTATAGGGGTCCCAAACTTTTGCAAAACCAGGTAAAAAAAGGGCCGCCAGGGACTCCAATCTTACGCGTTGTTACCGTTGTGCTCACAACGCTCCGTTGGATCTGCAAAAAAGTATACATATTTATAGCTGTAAGTCATTGATTTGCGGTTGTTTTTTGGCAAAAAAAAATTTTTCCTGGATTTTTTTGCCTTGGACCGAAAGACGGCCATAACAAAGTTATATTTCTATTTATCCTTTGGTGAGTAAGTTGAGGTTTCTGCTCCGAGTAATTGACCCAGGCGTTCCTTGATTTGATCCTTGCTCATCTTCTCCAGGTTGGCGTTGATGTTTATATTCTGGGATCTATTAATTGATAAACCGCCGAGCTGATTCAGTTCTTTGATAGCAGATACGGCCGCATTAAATTGTCCAGACTCGTATGCAGTTTCCATAATCTTCCACAACATTGTCCCTGTCTTTTGTGGTGTGATGGCGTACTTTTCTGCTAGCTCATCTTGTTTAACTCTTATGGCCCGAACCACATTCGGATGATGTTTACCAGATAACAATTTGTTTGCCGAGACAGCTGGGAATTCGTAACCTGCTTTGCGGGCCGCCTCAGTTTGACCGCATGCACCTTCGGTGTAATGCCAAACAAAAGCGGCTTGCATTTCTGTCAAACTAAACTCTTCGTCTTTCTCAAATTGTTTCGGTGTTGTTACGACTTTATCTTTTGGTTTTCTTGGCATCTTATTCCTCTACAAATGCTATGAACATATTTTCATCTATTTTAAGCACGCCTATCAAGTCCTCATCTTTATATTTTCTGGCTACGCCAAGGAAAGAAACAGACTCAACAATATCCGTTCGGATCTCAATGTCCTCATCGCTCAGTATCAATTTAATTTTCTTTAGATCCATTTCCATATTGTAAACAGGTTAGGGTGTGTAGTGTATAGCCTCCAAACACTTCCTATAATGCAACCCCTATAAACCCCTTTTTCGTGCTTATAACCATAGATAATTAATGTCTTTATTATATATATACCTTATACACTTATAGCTAATAAACCTTATAGGTAAAACAAAAATCGACAGGGTATAGTCTTTTTTACTATACACTAAATGCCACCCTGTTTTTGCTCTTCTTATACATTCTTATCATTTTGTGCATGTTTATCCACATTAACAGGCAGTGCACCTTTACTCTGTTTTCTTTCATTATGCACTCGTTTCTTTCTCCGTCTATCGCCGAAGATCTTGTCGAAGTTATCCCTAAACTCTTGCGAGTAAACTCCAGGTCTTGGTCGATCGCCCTTGCCTGCCATTAGAATTTATCCCCGAATGTTATGCCGCTGTTATCTTCGATGGCCTTGTAATCTATGTCGTATACTTTCTTGCCGTTTGTTCTCCGCGCCTCAATGCCTTTTTCGTGTAAGACACGACTGGCCTCTTTGAAGTCTGGCATCCTAGGCGCTTTGATACCCAGGTCACGCAATAGCTTTGTCATTTGCACAGGCTCCGTGTGTTCAGACTCGAAGTCAACGTGCTCCAGGAGCAGATCCTCAACGCTCGATTGTGTGCGGTAGATTTCATTACTCTCTTGCAAGAGCTCCCGCTCATCGGGTGATAGAAACCAATTCTTTTGCCCCTGGACGTACATCGTTTCCTTAACCTGGGCCCAGAGCTGTTGCATGTCTACGCCATGATTGACGTCAATATCCTTAACTGCGAGCACCCAGAATCTACGATTCCCCGACGTGTCCGTCAAGAATTCTCTCGCATTAACACTTGCATAAAAGGCAGTGCGCCTTTGATAAGTGGTAAAGGCTCGATCATACGGCAGTCTTAGCTCATCGGTCTTGGCCGTGACAAAAGCCTTAAGCTGATCGATGTCAGATTTTTTAAACGTCGACTCTATCTCTCCGAGTTCAACGATCCAGTGACTCACCGCCCGCTTAACGCTGTCTTTGTCAGACGGATTGAGAGTAGCACCCTCTAACAGCCAGCCGTTATCATAATTACATAGACGTTTGAACCACAACGTTTTACCAAGGCCCTGTGCGCCCTGGAGGACGAGGATCCCTTCGAGTTCAACGCCATTGATTTCATATGCGGCGGCCACACAACTTATCAGCCACTTCTTCATTAGCATTTCTTTTAACTGGTTTGACTCATGTGTAACCAAAGAATTAAGGAAGGCCTGCAATCTATCATTGCCGTCCCAGGGCACGCTGTCGATCCATTCTTTGACAGGATTGTATTCTTTGGCCAAGACCTTTAAATAGTCTCTAACCTTGGTGTGCGGGATCCCCATGTTGATGCACCGATCTTCGATCTCAATGAGGCTGGCCTCTTCTTTCATGTCAGCGATAAACTTCATGTTCGGTATTTCTATTTCCATGCGTTTCTTAATCACGTTGTAGCGCACATCCACCTCATGTGTTTTCAACACCCCATTAATATTATCCTTGGTGTTTAGAAATCTACCGCTTGCATTGCGCTGAAAGTCATACTCAACAGGTAGGTCTAGTTTTCTGAGCGCGGGGATGACTTCGCCTTCAACGGATTCGACCTCTTCGAGCTCATTCTTGTGGTCGTTGTAATCTCCTTTAGTCTCTGGCATAAGCACTTCTGCCTGGCCCTTATTCTTGCGAATGTATTGACAGGCCTTGGTCGCCTCCTTTTCACCTGTTTGACTGTCGTCATTATCGGCGACGAACACATGCTTGCGGTCAGCGAAGAATTCAAACATGACTTCTGCAACAGGTGTTAGGTTGTAAGCATCAAACGCCACGATGACTGGCTGTGAGTAGTCAGCGTATATGGATGCCGCTGTGGCATATCCTTCGGCGTAATTAAGTATGTCTGAGCTTTTAAGGATCTCCGATCCAAGAATAAAAAAGCTACCGCTTTTTTTAGAACCAGTAAGAAAACGTTTGCCTCCGTGTTCATCAATGTACTGGATCCCGACAATCGTCATTTGCTTGTCATACAGCGGAATCATTAGGTTATTGTGCTCGTCCATTCTAAGGCCGTAGGAGAGGACTTTCTTGTTCTCTAGGTAAGGGTGTTTCTCACAGGGCGTGGCTTTCTCCCAGAGGCTCTGAGCGCGTTTGGCGGAGCGTGAATACTTCTCGGCCTGTTTGACCTCTGCTTGTTTCTGGAGCTCGGCAATCTCTTCTTTTTGTTTCTTGGTTATCCTTCTGCGTTGCGAGTTTTCGGGTTTCCAGATAGCCGTGGGTTGGTCAGCTGAGACACGATAGTCACCCAATCGGCCAAACGGCACCGACTGATCGGTCCACAACTGATACCAACCCACCAACTTTCTTTGACCGCCGACGTTTATATATGCCCGACCAATAGACCCGTCGGCGATCAAACCCTTTTTTGGGTCTGGTTCCAATCCATGTTCGGCCAGAAATTGACTGAACTGGTATTGATAATCTGTTGTAAAAGGTGTGTTAAAATTCTTTGGTTTGCTCGGTCGGGTTATCTTTAGTGCCACAAATATTTTCCTATTGGTCTTGCTTTATATATAAAAGTGTATACAATCCTATATTAATTTATCTAAATAAGCAAACACATTATAGGAGAAAATTATGAGCTTAACTGTAAATGCGTCTGGAGGCGGAGAGGATTTTCCAAAACTGCAACCAGGTAAATATGAAGGGACTTGTTTCAGAATCGTAGATCTTGGAACCAGTGAACAAGAATACAAAGGCCAGGTTAGTAAAAAGAAAAGAATACGTCTGGACTTTGAAATCACCAAAGCTGTAGATCCAGCCGACAACGAAATCGTCATGCAAGACGAAAGACCTTTTGGTGTTGGCAAGACTTACACTGCATCTTTATTCGAGGCCGCAACGCTAAGAAAAGATTTAGAAAACTGGAGAGATAAAACTTTTACCGAAGAAGAACTCGAAGGTTTTGATGTTGGTGTCCTGGTGGGTATGACAGCCAGAATAGAAATTGGCCACACCGCACCAAGCGATTATGGTCCTGGTGGCAACGCCAAGATCCTAAAACTATCACGTCCAGATGGCGGCGTGCAAAAAGTAGCAACCATAAATCCACAAACAACTTTCGACATCGAAGATTATTGTGACGAATTCAATGGCAACATGGGTGAGAAGTCCAAGGCCATGGTAGACATCTACGATCAACTGCCAAAATATTTACAGATCGAGATTGAAAAGAGTTTTGAATATCAAGCCGCTGTAGAAGATGGTGAGAAAGTAGAAACCAAACCTGCCGAACCTGGACTGGCTGATTTAGCCAAACCAGACGAGGATAAAGACGACGAACCCAACATACCGTTTTAGCATGTTGTCCAAAGTGCTAAGTGGGTGGCTTGACATACCAATTCACCATAAGTCACCCACACCTTTTAAGGAGAAATTATGCAAACAAATGATCCAATAAATCCAAGCCACTATAAAGAAGGCAATGTCGAATGTATCGAGGCCATCAAATCCTCATTAGATACCCAAGCCTTTCACGGCTATCTGAAAGCATCGGTAATGAAATACCTATGGCGTTACGATAAAAAAAATGATCCGAATATTTGTCTACAAAAAGCACAATGGTTTATGAACAGATTAGTTGAAGAACATGTTAATAAGTTTGGTTCTACCGAAGAGCCATGGACTATCGAGCAAGTTGAGGCAGATGCCAGGGATGAACCCGCAGAGTTTTGACCGACATTCATTACAACGTTTTTTCTTTGCCAGCGGCCCTCATGGTCGAACATGATATGTCAGACAAAATGGTTGATGATCTGAACAATCACCTGGACAAATTAAGAGAAGATAAAAACAAAAAATCTGCTGGCGATAAATTGATTGGCCAGATACATCAAGGCGAACAATTAATAATTGACTTTACTAAACCAGAGATTCTTGAGTTTAGACAAGTGGTAGAAAATTTAGGCGTTAGCTACATTAGACATTTTGTTGAGTTTACCAAATCCCAAATACATCCTAAAAAAATAGAAATGGATCAACTTTGGTCGGTTCACAGTTATGAGGGTGACTACAATCCAATTCACGATCACCTAACCAAATCACCCATGGGTATATCATTTACTTGTTGGACCAAGATACCCGATCAGATTAGCAAACCAGGAGAAGAAGAAAAATTACATTATGATTTATATAATAGCTCTGGTGCCATTGATGGTTTTATTAATTTTACTTATGGTTTAAACCAAACCTCAGATCCAGAACGTTTGCGGCCATCGCAATCCAGATACATCAAACCCGAGGTTGGCAAACTACTTATGTTTCCGTCCTGGATGCAACATTGTGTCTATCCTTTTTTTGGTCCAGGAGAAAGACGTACCGTAGCTGGCAATCTTAATTGTTTTAACTTAACACCCGAAGAAATACAGGAGGCTCAAAGTGGAGTTTGAAATAGGAATATATGACGATTTAACTTATGAAGAATATGCAAGCATCCCAGCTTATAGATCTCACGATCTTACCGCGGCCATAAAATGTCCGTACACCTGGAAAAATGCAAAGCCACTTGAGCAGTCGCCAGCTTTGCTGGAAGGTCGGGTCCAACACACCGTATTCCTGGAGCATCATAAATTCAATGATGAGTTTGTGATTCAACCACCCATGGACCGCAGAACAAAAGTCGGCAAAGAAATGTATGAGGACTTTATCGCAACCGTTGGTGACAAAACTGTTATTACCCAGGATCTTTATGACCTTTGCATGGAGCGCAGAAAAATAGTCGAGGACTATGTTCCGAAAGAAACCGACAAAGTAGAACTGTCTCTTGTTTTTATGTGGCACGATCAACCTTTTAAATGTCGAATGGATTGGTATGACGGCCAAGATGTTTGGGATCTCAAAACATGCCGAGACGCATCACCCAGAGGATTTAAACAAGCAATTAATAATTTTAAGTACCACATGCAGGCCGCTTTGTATTTAGATGCTTGCAAGGCTTTAGATTTGCCAGCAAATAAGTTTAACTTCTTGGCCCAGGCCAAAACAGATCCATACCCTTATGCGGTTTACTCCATGTCCACCGAGGCAATCGGATATGCAAGAGCCAAGAACGAACAGGCCCTTGCCATGATATTAGAGTGCGAGAAGTCTGGTAAGTTTACGCCGTTTAATTTAGAAGGACCGCAAACCGTAGAGCTTGGTGACCTTTACTAAAAAAGGTCTTGATATAGGTTGAAAATGCGGTCTTTGTTGCATAACCAAAAAACTAATAAGTATCTATCACCAGATCCTACTGGCAAGCCTTTGTGTAAATGCGTAAAGCTAGGAAAGATTAAAGCATGGCCCGTTGGCAAAGGTTTGATGGCCCCATGATTATGAAACTCGGTCCCGCCGCCTTCATAATCTCCTGTGTTAAGCGGAACCACCACACTTATATCTGCGCTTTCGTCGTGGTGCCAGGCTCCCTGCTTTTTGTCTTTTAGGTTGTAGTTAGCAATCTGTATACTTGCTGGATCTCCACAGCTCCTCTGCCAGATTGCCATAAAGATTGGGTTCAATACTGTCTGGGCCACAAACCACATGTTTCGATAAAGCTCTGGACATTGTTGTTTCAATACAATCTCTGGGATTTGCCGCAAAGTATCTTCATCCTTGTTGCCCTCAAACCCTATCTCTTTTCGCATGCTATCAATCTCTTTGACCAGGAGCTTACAAAACTGCCTGCGAAATAATGGGATCTTATAAACCTCTGGATATATTTTCTTGGCCATACCATGGATTGGTGTCTTTGCCATTTTCTCTGTTCCAGCGTCGGCATGGTACTTGGCCACTATGGGTATTGTTTCTTGGACCGCATCATAAGTCGCCTGGTTTATCATCCAGTGAGATTGCATGCTGAGAAGGTAGTTTTTTAGCTGATACATTGAAAATTATTTTATCATACATTTTTTAATATTTAATTGTATATTTGTGCAAAAGCGTATACAATCCCCCCATGGAACAAGATATTAAAGACAATAAAACCAGGAAGAGTTTAGCAGTTGATGTGTCAACATACGATCTTTTGCAAAAGATTTGCGATATGGAAAGAAGATCTAAAATTGACCAGCTTAAGGTTCTTATCGAAAATGAGTATACAAGATTAAAAAGACTTGAGGCTCATTGGGAAGAGGAACACAGAGGCATTGTTTAAACTTTAATGTTTAAAAACATTATGGCTAAAAAAACTACGCCACAATCTTATAAGCCAGTGCTTGAGGCACCAGAGGTTATAGAGTTATTCAGCCGACTAACGCTACATCAACAAGCGGCGTTGTTAAGGTTAATATCTCGTAACTTAGAAGTTAAATTAAATGGAAAATCTCACATGGGTTATGAGTTAGACTATGAAGTAGTTGGGGCCATGATCCAGGCAACAGAGTCACAAGATTAGTCGCGGTTGGGCAGTTTTTTTATAAATTTTTCAAGCCTACCCTCCAGAACTTTAGAGCGTAGTTTGCGACAGAACGCTCTTTTATTTGGCTTTTTTGGCTGTTCTTGTTCGAGCAAAAGATCTATTTTTACTTCTATGTACTGCTCTTAAATTACTAGGAGAGTTATCCATTGGATTACCGTTGCGATGATGCACGTCTAAACTATCACCCTTTTTTACTTTACCAGACTTAAGCGCGGCCCTTCTTGCCGCGTTTCTTGATGCTCTTTTCTTTTTTTGTTCTGGCCTGGAGTGATAATTTTCGTACTCCTTTTTATAATCTCGGGCCATTATGCAAGGCCAGATATTCCAGCCTGGCGCATAGCTATTTCTCTGTCTTTCTCATCGGGTAAGACGGTGGGTGACATGGCCATTTCTGTGTCTTGAGCAAACAGATTGCCGTCAATTTGTGGGACCTCAAAACTACGCAGTCTATTTTCTAAATCTAAATTGTTAGGCATTAGTTTATTTGAAACTTCGTTTCCAGAAACCTCTCTAAATGCTTGCTCATTTGCATTTGGTTTTGACATAGGCAAACCAGATTCAGACGCCTCCCAATCCATAGGCTCAACAGTATCTCCTGTTAATCCTTCGGTGACAGCTCTAACCTCTTCTCTTATATCTGGATTGGCCTCATAAATTTGGTACAATCTTCTAACATGTTGGCCCCAGGACATTGGATCGTAAGCGGCTTTTTCTGCACCTTCGGCCAACCAATTAACAAATTGTTTGTTGGTCAATAATTTAGCAGAGGCATACGGCGCTACCAAAGCACCCAAACCATATTCAAATCCTTCGGATCCAAACAGTCTGCCTAACCCTACATCGGCGCCCATAACACCAAGTGTTCCCATGGCAAAAGCCACTCTGGCCGTACCAGAAGGGTTGGCCATTTGATCGGCAGATTTACCAATTCTGTCTATGGTAAAGACTAAATTGTCTAAAGCTGGAACAAGATCTTCATGTTCAGTTCCTTTAAACAACGCCTCTTTGGCCTCTTTACTTAATCCATTCCAATTAGTTATAAATCTTTTCGGCGAAAAACCTTGTTCAGAAATGTATTCACTTCCCTCTTTTACAACCTTTTCACCTAACTCTGCCGCACTGGCCATACCAGGAGTTGGCAATCCCATTCTACCTAGCATATAACCAGATATTACGTTGAATTCGTCTGCACTTAGTTCGTTTCTTAGTTTTAATAGATCCTCACCGCCGTCTTTTGCACCCCGCAACACATATTTAAGGGCATCCGTAGCTCTTACTTCGCCCTTTTTAATTATGTCGTCTATGTATTTCATGCCACCGACTTTGCTGGACCCTTCTTTAACAAAAGCGTTAGCGGCTTTGTAAGTTTTAAAAGCATCGGCATTATCTGCTTGTTTCACCAACGCATCCAAATCTTTGGTTACATAACCAACCAGCTCTTTGATTTTTCTATTTTGAGCACTTAGAGCACCTCTGGATTCAGCAGATCTCAAATTAAACATCAAGCTAGATCTAAAATCTTTTAAAGTGTTGTAATTTAAAACACCGTCTTTTGCATCTTTTAATAGTTTTTCTGCTTGCCTTAAAGCTGGATCTAACTCTGGTTTACCCGTAGCTGTTTTAGATCTAGCTAAATAATTTTCCACAAACTGAGCTGTATTTTTACCATCGGAAACCAACCCTTCTGGCATGTATCTGTTTACTTCTGTATACAGGTCATTAACTTTTTTATCGTAATCAAGTCTTGCTCTACGAGCACCTTTGACTAACTCTTCGGCGGCCTCGGCAGTTGTTCTGATACCACCATATTTTTGTGCTAGATCTGTTGCAAAATTATCTATTTGATTGATAGTTTGTGCGGCGTTTTCTTGCATAATTTTTGTAGATGCTGGAGCACCAGCTAGCGCTTGTTCTGCTAAATTTAGTACAGGATTTGCTGTTACTTGGCCAGCACTTGGATCTGTTACGCCAACGCTTGCCATTTTGTCTTTTGCTACTTTGGCCTCTTTTGACATAGCGCCCGTAACAAAGCGTATAGGCTGTCCAGCCACATACTTAACACCTTGAACCACTTTGTTAATTACAGGGCCACCAGCGGCGTTTATGCCAGCCGTGGTGCCATAATCAAACAATCTTTCCATCCCTGTTCGGTTATCTTCGGTTTCACCAAAAAAATCCAAAATTCCAATATAAGCCTCTCTTGCTGTAGCGCTACCAACGCCCTCACCAAGAACCACACCAGCACCAACGCCCATTGGACCTCCTGGTGCACCCAAAATACCACCACCTATGGCTCCACCAATGGCTCCTGCTGTTTCTGCTATTTCTGGGCCTACATCTACAAAATCTCTTAATCCTGGGACTGGCATACCGAACAACCTAAGATCTTCGTCAAACAAAGTAAGCTGTCCTGTTTCTGGATTGGTGAATACAAAATTGCCACGACCATACTTAATCGCACCATTATCTGGATCTAAAACCTCAACAGGCACGGCATCTGGATAAAAGTTTTTTAATGTTGCTAATTTATCATTTGGTTTTTGTGCGGCACTAACGCTGGCCCGAACATTTGCTGGGGCCCCTGTTTTTGTATCAATGGAGTTTAGTATTTTTTCTTGAGCTAATTTTGCTATTAAAGCGTCTTGATAAGACTCTTCATCATCCTGCTCACTCGAAATCATAGCCAAAAGCGTTTCGTCATCTAGTGATTTAAAACCGTCATTCATAATAAACCAGCCTCCTCTAACTTAGCTTTTAACTCTGGATTTGTTTGTGCTCTCTGTCTTAGTTCTATTAAGGCATCTTCGTTTGGGGCAGAACCGCCAAAACTTTGTACTTCTTTTTTTGTTCTATCGTAGGCTTTTCCTGCCTGGCCTTTCATACCAGCATAAGCATCCCTTCGGGCCTGTCTTTTGGCCAACATGGTTCCTGGATCGTCGCCAAACTCTGGAAAATAAGTTTTATTGATCCAAACTATTTCACTATCATTTATAACCGCACCAGTTTCTTGTCTTAGTTGTGCTGTTGAAAAGTCTAATTTTGCTCTTTCGTATTGTTTATATTTAGGCGAGGACAGCAATCTTTCTACAGCGTCGGGAACAAAAGGTAAATTATTCACCGCTATATCATATAAGTTTACAGGATTAAAACCGCTGTCCTCTAACTCTTCTAATTGACGAAGTGAGTTTTCCATTCTAATTGCAAAGTTTGCTTGTCTTTTTTGGCCTTCGGTTAATGGATCCTTGACCTTTTCGGTTCCTGGTATAACGCCACCAACAGTGACATTGCCAGCCATTTCACCCATGGTAGCCTGGTCTTTTTCTTCTTGCGATAATATTCTAGGAGTTGGCATTAAAACACCGCCTCGTTAGTTCCGTCCGAGTAAACTGGCTTGCCTTGAAAAGTTTTACCTGTCGGTGTCCATGTGACTCCGTTATCATCTGTAATGGTATTCGCCTGGTTTTTTCTATAGCCACTGAGGATTCCCTCAACATCTATTCCTGGTTGCTCTACAGGTATGGTTCCTGTTTCTGTTTGTTGCAATGTTACTTTTGGTTGTTTTGCAACCGCTATGGCCAGTGCATATTCTGGAGTATCTTTTAGCGCAGGGTTTTTTTCGGCTCTAACAATATAATTTAACGCAGATGCTAAAGAGCTGGTGCCTTCCATAAAACCACCCTGTTCCAATGCTAAATCAAATTGTTGTTCTAAATATTCTTTTGAAAGCTCTAACTGTTGTGCTCTTTTGGCCTCGACTTGTTGATAAGCCATCAAAGCCGCTTGTTGTCTTATTTTGTCGGCCTCCAGGCGTTTTAACTCTGCCCCTTCGCTAAAAGCGTTAAATCCTGCGGCCAAACCATAACCAATAGAAGGTGCTTGACCACTTGCCGCCTGGGCCGCTAACCCTGCTGATAAATCAGAGGCTAAATCAAATATGGTTTGTCGTCTAGGTGCTGGAAACAACATAGACATTTGTGACATTTCAGCCTGGACATCGGATGCAGTAATTGGATCTGTTTGCAGATTAACGTACTGCTGAGATATATCCGCTGGGTTGAGGCTGGCTATACCAGTTGACATTAGACCGCCCTTTGTTGATTTAACATGTTACCGAACGCACCGAAGGCTCCTAAACCAGTAGCTAGGCCTGCTTGTAATGCACTAGGTGTCGGAGTGAAATCTGTGGTTGTTTGGAACTGTCCAGCTGGCGCCATACTTACAAATGGCATCAATGATTGATATTGAGCCAATGGCGCTTGTTGAGCTTGTAATTGATTACGTCTTTGTGCATCTAATCTTTGTTGCTCTAATGCTTGCTGTTGTAAACCAAATCCAGCTAATTGTTGTACGTCGGCGGCTCTAGCGGCCTGTGCTTGAGTGCCAAGTCCAGATAAATTACCTGCCAGGCCAAACTGTGATTGTTGTCTTTGTTGACCGATTTGTGATTCTAAATTACCGAGTCCACTCAAGGCCCCAGCTAGTTGTTGCTGTCCTGCCATTCTCGATCCCGCTAAATTGGCCAAACTACCCGCCGCTGTTCTTGCGGCTTGTTGTCTAGCAAACTCACCTAAACCTAGTCTCTGAGCCTCACCGAACCCGCCTGCGCGTATTCCACTGATAGCCTCACCTAAACCCCTTCCAAGCGCCTCACGGCGTTCTGCGGCGCCTAATCGTGCTCTGGATCCAAACGCAGATTCACCACCTCTAGCAATATCCTGGGCCCTGGCCAACATATCTTGTTTGTCGCCTTGCTCCATAATATCGCTTATGGTTTGTTGCACCACTTGTTGTTCAAACGGATTGTAGAATTGTCCTGTCATTCTTGGATCGTAGGCACCGAGCGTACCCCGAATAAGTCCTTCGGACTCACCGATTCCAGATAAAAGACTACCAAGACCTGCTGTAGTTGCACCTAGACCTGCTTGGCCTAATCCTCTGGCCCTTTCTAAACCAACGTCTAATGCACCGACTCCAGTTCTAAATGCTTGTTCGGCGTCACTTATAAATCTATCTTGTATGCCAATGCCCTCTCTGGCTAATTCCTGCGCTCTGAGTTGATCTGGCGTTAATCCTGCTACTTTTTCTTCAATAACGACAGGTTGGCCTTGTTCGTCAAAAAATACCTTCTCAGCGGCTCTCATGGCCCCTGGTATAAATCCGCCTTTACCGTCTAAGCCGAATAATAATTGTTTGGTTAATGGATCTAGTCCTGTTTCTATTCTTCTAATCCCAGCCGCAAAAGGAGCGTCGCCGCCTGTTTGTGTTACAGGTTGTGGCGCTGGGGACGGCGCAGGTGTAGTAGTTTGCACTGGTGCTGGTGCGGTAGTTTGCATTGGTGCTGGTGTTGTAGGTTCAAAACTCGGACGAGGTGTAATACGGTCAGTAATACTTGATATGGGAGTTACGCCCTCTGGTAAAGGAATATACCGTTTATCATTACCAATTCTAGGCGATATTATAGGACTAGGTCGGCCAACAGGCATAGGCATCAATCTTGGATCTATACTAACTTTTTTTTGCATGTCGGCGGGTAAATTAATTGGTGTATTTATTTTTGGCAAATTAGCAAAATCTAAATTTATACGCGGTATTTGACCTATGCCTTGTAATATATTAGGTGGAAGTTTTGTAGGATTAAATGAAGGCGGGCGTACATTTAGACCAGGGCCTCTAATTATTCTATCTAAATCTAAATTCCTAACTCTACTCATACAATTTCTTTATGCAGGACGAGCTTGCCCGCTAAAAGCCTCCATAAGTTGATACATAAGTTCCGTGCCGCTTTCTCTATTCGGCGAACCGTTTGGTGTAAGCGTTAATATTCCGCCATCGTTTTGCATATCAAAACTTCCTGCGCCTCGTACAGCTCGGCCTGTCATTACAAACTCGCCGTCACTTAGCATAGCGGGTATATCGTCACTGGTTTCTGTTCCAGGGCCATCAATACGGCCATTCATTCTTGCAAAATCTTCCATGGCCACATTTCCGCCTTCGGCGTAAGCCATTGGCATAACCATGCCACCGCCATACATACCTCTTGGTTTACCTCCAGATAACTCTGGTAAAGTCCCTTCGGGTAATAAACCAAACTCAACAGGATTCGGTGCTTGTTGGCCCATTCTTCTTGCTATCTCGGCCTCTATGTTGTATCTACCTGTAGCATCCATGGTTGTTAATGGAGTTAAAGGGACGCCTTTTTGATCTTTGGCCTCATCGTAAGCTAGTTTGCCAAGTCCTGCGGCCAAGGCTCCAATGCCACCAATTTTGGCTATATCACTCAAACCACCAAAACCGCGTCCACCTATTCCAGTGCCCGAGCCACCGCCAAGTATTCCGCCGATACCGCCAGATCCGCCACCAAAAATACTTCTTATGTTGCTACCAATACCTGTTCCACTTCCGCCTGCGGCAGTCTGTTTAATTAATTCTAAATCTGCTGGGTCCATTGCCGCCAATTGCTCTGGTGACAAAGCATCCAAAACAGTTTGTGCGCGTTGTGCTTTTTGATAAGCCTCAACCTGTCCAGCTGTTCCGCTACCCAAGCCAAATCTATTGGCCAAACCTTTGCCTGCCTCTGGGCCACCAAAATAAGAAGATCCTGTCTCGCCAAACATACCACCACCAAGCAAGCCAGATTTAGTGGTAAGCGCATCCATAATCCCACCAAAATTACCTGCCGATGCACCACCAGCAATTGAAGAAATGCCAGGAATTCCTAAACTTCCTATGCCTTTTACTCCACTTGAAATCAAACCGCCTAATCCACTTGTGCTAGACATGCCAAGTGCTCCGCCTATTTTTCCACCAATGCCACCGAGAACACCACCTAAAGCGGTTCCGACTCCAGGTACAAAGGCCGCAATTGGCGCTACTTTTTTAACTACTTTTTTTAGTTTTTTACCTATCTTTTTAAAGAAACCAAATTGCTCTAAACCTGTGTTTGGGTTAAGACTTGCTATACCGACACCGACAACCGCCTCTTCGGGGTTAATACCCATTTGGTTAAACTTGCTTTCTAATAAACTTTCAACCTCTGGATCTTTCACAATCTCTGGAGGGACGACCACTTCGCCTGGTCTAACGTGAGCCAAAGCAGTATCTTCACCACCACCCATGGCCGCAAGTTCTTTCGCTATTGAACCCATAGGTGCCATAGCTTGGGCCTGCAATTTTTCTATCATCGCCATTAAACCCTCTTTTTCTTCGGGGTCCGTTGACATTTCAGCCTCTTTTGCTATTTCCATGATTGCAGTTTCTTCGTTGGTCATTTGACCCTGCGGCATCCTATAAAACCTCCTAGCATTTTCTTTTTCCACGGCTATTTGTTCGGGTGTTAAATTTGGTTTTACTTGCATCATTTCAGCTGATCTTTGTATAGCGGCAGATTGTTCTGGCGTAAGTTCTGGTAGTTTTGCAAAAAAACCAGATCCAGTTCCTCGTAAAGATCCTTGTGGTAGTTTGTAAACTTTTTCTAATGATTCTGCTAATGCCATATCTATCCTATCGTTACTGTTACAGCTCCTATACTCGCTGTTGCAGACAAACCAGTAGGGTATGTCTGGTGTTCGTAGAGATTCCTAAACTCAGTGCCATCAAAGCCTTGATGAACCTCTGTCGTACTGTTAAATATAATAGAGCCTGTTGCGAATTGCAATTCGCCAAGCTCTGTATTTGTGTAGCTCCGAATGACATCTGGATCCTCCGCGCCTAGGTTTAACTCTAATATTCTAACAAGCCTGTTGAACGTATCAACCGAAACCTCTGTTCCCTGGGCCTGCGGAAGTCGGGTTGGCAGTAATTTAGCCATTATCTACGTCCAGATTGTTGTATATCTACACGGGTATTACCCAATCTCCATTTAAAATCTTTTCTATCTGCCTCTGTGTTGTCATCATCTGACTCAAATCGTAAAACAAATTGCCTGGTTCTTGTTCGCA